CTCCCTTCAAACCTCTTACACCCACCTCCCGCCGCCGCGGGACCCGTGTCTTGGGTTCTCGACGACCCACTCGGATGTTTAGTGGTCGCACGTTAGCGGATTGGCCGGTCCCACTTGGACTTTGCTGGTTTCGGTCAACACCTTCGGCTTGGCAAGGAGCGACTCGGTCGCTTTCCTCACCTTTTCGATGGCGTTGCGGATGCATGCTCGATGGGCCACCAGATCTTTGGCGACGTTGCTTCCTATTGGAAGTTGCATGTTGGATATCGCTTCCAACAGCGGACGGCATGCGTCCTCCAGTTTTGCCGGCTGCTCCTTGATGAGCTCGAGAACGCTGGACATGTTGATCATTTAAGAAAGTACGTTGGTCCACTTCCCCGGAACACGGTTGCGAATCCAAATCTAACGTATCCTTATACGGATTTGGCTCATCATCCCGGTTCAACGGTGTTAGGGCCCAGGGGTTGTCTATGGTGTTAACGCGGTCCACCCATGATCTTAATACGGATTCATCAAATCCGGTGCGCGCGGAGATTACCTTCCACATCAGGGGGACATCGCGGACAGCCTGGGGCCAGGATCCACCAACAGTCAGCCAGTATGGTTTCTCACGATCCACGCTCTTCCTGGAGTTTCGCACTTCAACGCTCTCCGCACCTCGGCCAACGGTTCTGATGATCATGCGGGCGTAATCACTGGTGACAGGTGTTAGTGCATCAGTGACAAGATAGCCCTCTAAACGATCAACCGCCGCAGTGGCCAACGGTATGGTGGGATCACGACTAGTGAGGTGTAGTTTACGCCAGGTGCGCAAAGGGTCTTGGAATGAGGTATTAGTATTCCAAGGATCGGGAAACACTCGAGCAAGGAAACAAACCCCTTGTTCTGGTTGGTATGGTTCGACCTTTAAGGTTAAGCCTAAACGATCCGCCGCTCTGGTCCAGCTGCGCTTATAACGCCGGTCGAATAACCCATCGTCTCCAAAGGCTAAACCAATGGAACGGAAAGCTTCTTCCGGCGTAAGATCAGGTTGCGTTTCCCTGACCGCGCAATACTGCACAAATCCTCCTGCTGCGGTGTTTAAATCACACGTAGTTGGGGACCCACTTTTAACCCCATGCCCGGCGTCGTAGGCGAAACCAAAGCGCTTAGCACGCGCCGGACACGAAATTAACATATCGAGCAGTGGTTGGAGGTCAGCTCGAAATTTGGGGTGGAAATATCGCAGATAAATGGCGTTCATAACGCGTCGCTGGAGCCAGATTGAGACGGTGCCATCCAAATTTGAATAGTCACCCTCTGCAACCTGGTCCACTTGTGACACGTAATCGCACACTTTATCGGCTAACTCATTCGGGGTCAACCCGGGGCAGAACCAATGCGCGTTATGTTCGGCGTGAAACACTCGGTCCCGAAAGGCCAAGGTAAACGCCGAAAGTTGTAAAAGATAACGCGCATCAGCAAAAGCGGAAATGATCCTGCCAGGTTTCATGCAAGGCTCATTCTTGAGGAAGCACTCAATAAGCCGGCGAACCGGCATATCAACTGTCTCCCAAACCTGCTTTACTGCCAATACTTGTGATGGCTTATCCAACAGTGACGATGTGTGCTCAAGGGTATACGGCACGCCCTCTCCAGGCACGGGCACGACCACACGAATAAATTCCTCTGCATACGATTGGAACTTCTTCGGTGGTATCTTGTTATTGCGGACGAACTCTACGCGACGCTCAAGTGATAGGGACAAAGCCTCCCACCTCTTGATCATCGGCATGGTGTTCTCATCCGTGACGGGGGCTGGGCCGTAGGCCCTCGAGCTCACCTCGGGCACATCTGCCTCCACTGTTTCTGGCCAGTGGACTCGAACGCTTGCTGGTCTAGCCAGGCGGAAACTACAGGGGTCCTCCGCAACTCCCTTCCTGTAGTACTGCCCAACAAGCGCCAACTCATGTGGACTGGAATATTTCATCCCGATCATCCGACTGGTGACCGACTGAGAGCTTTGCAGACCCATCAACACATCAAAGTCCACCTTCGGCATCTCAACCGTAGCATCTTCCCCCTCGCGCCCCAGGCTTATCCATAGTTCATTTTCTTTTCGTAAATGGACAAGCGTATTCCAACCAGGACGCGTGGGATCTTGAAATCTAATGCGCTGAAGTTGTCGCGCATGTAAGTCGGTAGCCAAGAAGCTGAAACTCCAATATGTATAATGTGGAATGCACCACACTAAGGCTCTATCAGGACAATCAGTCCACGGACGTATATGATGTACTTTCGTTAGAATTGTTTTCCGCACCCCTATTAGAGATAAAAGCCACTTCCAACACGAATCAATAGCATGGGGTATTTGTAGGAACTCCCCATAGCCACACCAATCCCAGATCTCGTGGGACCACTCAGCACCACCACTAACCTGGTAGCGCACTTGATTATTCCGTATAGTAAAGGGGCTATCCCCATCCAAACCCGCAACCCGTTGGGGGGAGAATGTGTGCAATATTATCGGGTTGACGTAGCCGAAGGCCATAGATAGGTCTCTCAAATAATAATCCGTATCAATACAGATTATAGCTTCACCGTGTTTTGGCCGGTTTGCACTAAGATGTTTGTGCAAGTCCCCAGGCGCATAATGTTGGTGCGCGGACCGACCAAGGTCAGAAGTCTTTGAGGCAGGGGAAATCTCAAAGCGTAGAAGGCCAGCACTGTCGACGGCATCAGATATTAGGATGCGCGCTGCGTCGCGCACTGCGCCACTGATAGGATGTCCGTTATCATTTACTCTACGCTGAAAGGTGGTGGGAACAAAGTTGTGTGGAAACCAATCCAACGTTACGTCCTTCTTTGTTCGATCAATTAAGGTTCTTTGTAAGAACCTTGGTACGGGCGATATCAAAGCCGTGGGGTATGGCCCAATCGCCACCGCCGCCACGATTCGCTCCCTTTCCCGCCACAAAAAGTAAGCGGAAATTATGGCTGTTGAGCCCAGCACAACCGATTTCATGCTGCACTCTTCAGTCCAGGAAGAGAAGTCCATCTCAAACTTCACCATGTTGAGAGTTCACTTTGATTCAATGTGTAGTCAATTAATGACCA